TACCTCTCGATATGCCCCAGGATTCTTCCTCGCGTCCCCAGCCGACCACCTCATACTCAAGGCGGTTATCCTGAGTGTCTACGCCCATCGTCAGTACCAGCACTCCGTCCGGCACTTCCGCATGATAATGCTCCCGTCGGTCGTGTAGTTTCTCTGGCACGCCGCTGCGGTCTCGCAGCTCCCAACTCTCGCCGAGCATGGTGTTGTGAAAAACCTTGAGTTTTTCCGGATCGTCCTTCGCCTGCAGGAAGGTTAGCGCAATATCATTCCAGTCAGACCAGGGCGACATAAAGGCGTTCAAACGAAAAGAGCGCACGCCGTTGGCCAGCGCACGCTCATTTTTGACCACCCATTTTGCAGGCAGTCGCTTAACCTCGTATTCAGGCGTTTCCCGCTTGCATATTGGGCATTGCCAGCGGGAATTGCTCACATTGAAATTGGTTTCGCCGTTTTCGTCCTTGAACTCCTCTTTGTCGAACTTGATGTCATTGAAATGGATATAGCTGAACTGATGGCAGTGCGGACATTCCGTGTGCCATTCTTCCTGTGTGCCCTTCATGTAAGCCTTCTCAATCTTGCTCACGCCCTTTATGGTCGGTGTGCTGGTCTTGACGATTTTGCGGTTGTGGCGGTATGTTTCCGTTCGGCGTTCAGCAAGGCCGATGGGATCACCCTCCGTGCCTGCGCTGTCCGGGAAGCGGTCAATCTCGTCGAGGAATATGTATCGAACCGGCTTGGAGGCAAGGTCGCTCGGACTATTTGCGCCGATAATGGCAAGACTGCCTCCGGGGAAGGTTTTCATGGTAATTGTATTCGCCGCGTCGCGTCCCTTTGCTGCATACACCTTATCCCTCAAAGAGGGACAGGCGGCAATCATAGGGGCAATGCGTCGCTTTGAGTAGTCCTCAGCTACCTTGTCCGTAGGCTGTACATACAGCATAGGGCCGGGATCGTTGTCGATAGCCCGGCCCATCATATTCAGCTCTATTTCACTTTTGCCAACCTGTGCGCTGGCCATAACCACAATCTCATATACGCCCGGCTGCGTGAATGCGTCCATGATCTCGCGCTGATAGGGCGCTCTGTCGGTACGCCATTGGCCCGGCTCGCTGCTGCTGTCGGATACAAGCACGCGGTTTTCATCCGCCCACTCAGATACCGTCTGCGACTTCGGCGGTCGGAACATGGAGAACGTGAATTGAAGCAGCTCTCGTGTGTCCAATATCAGCCCTCCTCGTCATCGTCCTCCTCGCTCATATCGTTGGCCGCCGCCTGTTCGGGCAGCGGAGTGTCTGCAATTCCATTCAGCACCGTGCGGATTTCTTCATCCAAAATGCCGGAAATCAAATCAACATTGCCCACCATAATAAGGCGCGGGGCAACCTTGCTCGGCAGGCGGATCATGTTCTGCACGACCGTATTCGCAACACTGCCCCACAGTCTGCGGATTTCGTATACGTCAACAAGCCTGCCCTCCAGCTTGGCAACTTCCAGTTCAGTTTTCCTGGTCTTGACCAGCTCATGCCGCATCTTGGCGTCATCCAGCGATTGCTCCGTTTCGCTTTCATTGTCCACGTTGTACTTCACCCAACGCTGCACGAAAAGAGCAAGGTCGTATTTGCCGCCCTCGCCCTTCACAAACAATTTTCCGCCCTCTGGCAAGCTCATGTCAATGTCATGCAGTCGCCGGTATGTATACCCAGCAATGGTGGCAAGCTCTTTTTTTGTCAGGTAAACACTCATGGAATCACCTGCATTTGCTGATGATGTAGGCGTGTTCATGTTCCAGGCGCTTCATCAGCGTTTCCATAATGCTGTCCTGTACATCATCCTCAGAGCGGTTAAGCGGCATCTGAGGCACACCCAAGCCGACTACGCGGGCAATAGGCAGTCTGTCCTCGCCAACGCGGGTAAACGTCGCTCCACCCAGCCGGGAACCAAGATTTCTGAACGGGGGGTTGCCGCCCTGATGGCTCATTTCGCTGGGTAAGGTGCTGCCCTGGCCCTTGACAATCTTTGCATTGATCTTGTAGCGTCTGCCGCGAGTGGCATTCCATCCGTGCGCACCGCCGCTGGCGTTGAACCGTCCGCCGATAGAGCCGCGTGCGCCGTCAATGGGAATCGAGCAGCTTACACCAAGGCCGCCGCCCCCAAGCTGTGTCTTTGGGCTTCCAACATGACTGCCAACCCAAGTCGGTTTAACCTCGTATTCTTTCGGAAGCTCCGTTTTCAGAATCGTCTTGACCTTTGCGCCGGTTCGCCGAAAAGCCCGGTACAAAAGCTGATTCATTTCGTGTTCGGTATGAACAGCGCGAAGGGCGTCAATCATCGCCTTGGCATCGCTGATGTCCACATCCAGATATACTCCGCTGGCCATGATGTCCCTCCTTTGCCCGAAAATAGAAAATGGGCAACGGTTTTGCCGTTACCCATCTCTTGCGATGTTAGTATCATACCATGTCAAGTGCTGAGAATCAAGAGGGAATTTTGGTTTTGGATAAATTTTATTCCAAAATGTATCGTTCCGGCCAAACCACACTCTGCATGTCGGGTGCTTTCTCCACGCAATCCCTCGCCTTGCGGAATGCCCATTCGGTCATGTTCAGCTCCTCGCGCACCTTTTCGGGAGGCAATGCATCCACATACATCATGATGACGAACGTGCGCATCGTGCGACTCTGAATGCTGTTGATGATCCGCTCGGCCTCCTCAAGCTCCTTGGTGTACTCAATGAGTTGCGCCCGGTGTTCTTCGTTCAATCCCTCAATCGCAACGTACACCGTGTCGAAGCCGCTTGCAGGCCCCTTTCCTCCGGGCATTCCCGTGATGTTCTGCGTCACGTTGAACAGCCTTTCCCGCTGCCATACGCGCCTTTTTTCAAGACTGCTCACGTCCTGCATGGTATACAACACGCGGGACAGCAGCAGAATATCCCGGTTTTTGATGATCCTCGGCTTCTGTGCCGTTTGTTCGTTCATATCGTAGACCCTCCGCAAAAGCGCAAATGTTTTCGCTTTTCATTTCTTGTCCGTCGATGCATCGGTGAGAACCACCCGCAGCAAACCAGGGTGTTCAATAAGTTTCCTGCGCAGCCGGAGAAGGAGAACCAGCTTTGTGATGGGGTAGAAACACATCATGAGCATATGCTTAAAGGCAATCAGGACGCAGGCTGCAAATTCAAGCATGGCTTCTGCTATTTCACTCATGGCGTCCAGCATATCCTCGCCGTTCTGATTGACCATTTCAAGCATGCCAATCTTCATATGGAGTGAAGTCCGAATCGGATGTGTAACGATCTCGCGCTCAAGCTCCTCTGCGGTCGCAGGCCAATTCTTTTTCACTTGGCTTCACCATCCTCAAAGCGCACTTCCTGCCGCTTATCGAATACACTAAGCGGTCGCATCAGGTAAGTAGCTGTCGCGTATGCAAACACTTCCCGTACCGCGTCATTGGCAGACATTCCTTTTTTGATCTTATCCTCAATCAAATCCCGGATGTAGCAGACGGCCTCGGCTCGGTTGAGTGTTGTTGCAATAGACAGGCGACCGGCCAGCTCATATATGCGCTGGCCCAGGTCGTTGTCCGTTGAATTTGCAACCGTCCGAAGAACGCTTGCAAATTCCTCTGCTGTTTCCATCGGGTGCCTTTCTGTCGGCTGCTCTGCCGGTTTTCGCTTTGCGAACAGAAACGGCAGGATGATATTCAAGGGGTTTACCATTATCCCGCCTCCTTCATTTCGCACAGCTCCGGCAGATTGGCCCGCACAAGCGCCGTCGGGATCGGCGGGCATACGGCATTGCCGCAGCGGGCTACCTGTTCGGATTTGGGGTAGGGCTTGCCGTCGGCGTCCACGTCGATGATGTAATCCGGCGGGAATCCCTGGGCGTCAAACAACTCTCGCGGTGTCAGCATCCGCAGGCCGATGTCCACGATCTTGTAATCCTCGCCGTGTACCGTCACCAGCCCCATTCGATCCTTGGCCGTGATGGTGGGTGCTGGCAGCTCACAGGAAACCGCATTGTCGCCGGAGCCGTAATACTTCACCAGGAACGCATTCACCTCGCCGAAGTGGTTGCTCTTGGCAGTCATGGTGTTCAGCGGCGCATCCATGCTTTGCCCGTCGCAGTTGTTATTAAACTGCGTCACGAACGCTGCCGCCATGGCGAATTTGTTGCTCTGTGCAACCACAGTCCCCAGCGGCTTATCCATATCCAGCACGCGGGGCTTCTGACCCTCGCGCTCCCCGTAGCCGGTCTGGATCAGGAAAGGCTCTACCAGCCCGTAGCGGTTGCTGCTGTCCACGGTCATGATGGGCTTGTCTACCGTCTGGCCGCGCACGTCCTCGCTCTGTTCACTGTGATACTGGATCATGGATGGGGCAATCAGCATGTGATGGCCGCCCGTGGTGATCGTTCCGATGGGTTCCCGCGCATCGCTGCCCACGGCATTCTCGTTGTTCCGCATCAGTACAGGGGCCACAACGCCTGTCCCGTGTTTTGCCGTGATGGTGTCCAGCGGATCGTTAATGTCCTGCCCCCGGAACTGGTCGCCGGAGTGGTTGACCTGAACGATGAAGGGCTTGGGGTTGTTGACTACAAACTTCATCAGCCCACGCGCAATGCGCTTCATGGTGTTCTCAGAGAGCGGGCGCACAGCGCGGATGCCGTACTGTTCCATGATCTCCTCACTACTGGCGAAGATCGACGGGCAGGGCAAGGAGAAATCCAGAACCTCGGAAACAGGAACCCACGGTTTCTTGCTGCCCATCCGTACCTCGATGCTGTCCGGCGCGGCATGTGTCGGCTCCGGCCATACGATCTTTTGCCCATCGCAGCGGGCAATCAGGAAAAACCGCTTGCGGATCGTCGGCGCTCCGTAGTCGCAGGCACGCAGCAGCCGGTACTCCACATGATAGCCCAGCTTCTCAAGCTGGCCCACAAAGCGCCGGAAAGTTTCGCCCTTGTAGCGCGGATCGGGCCGGTTTTTCTCGTCCAGTCGGCCCCAGTCCTGGAACTCCTCCACATTTTCCAGCATAATCACGCGGGGCTTGACGGCCTTTGCCCACTTCACAGCCACCCACGCGAGGCCGCGAATCTTCTTGCTGACCGGCTTTCCGCCCTTGGCCTTGGAGTGATGCTTGCAGTCCGGCGAGAACCAGGCGAGAGCGACCGGGCGACCGGCGCAAGCCTCCACCGGGTCAACCTTCCACACGTCCTCAGTGTAATGCTCCGTCGTCGGGTGGTTTGCGCGGTGCATGGCGATGGCTGCCGGATCGTGGTTGATGGCAATATCCACGCTGCGGCCTATGGCAATCTCAATGCCGGTGGAAGCGCCGCCGCCACCGGCGAAGTTATCTACTACGATCTCATTCATC